AATAGTCATAGTGACAATACTGCACTTGGAGCTTATAGTGGAACTGCAATAACAACTGGTAGTAATAATGTTCTTATTGGATATAGAGCAGCAGACGCTATGACAACAGGTACTGATAATGTAGCTATGGGAAAACACGCATTAGGAAATAATACTGACGTTGATAAATGTGTTGCTATTGGAAGCGCAGCTATGAGTCAATCTAACATAACATCAGCTGCTGATGGTACTGTTGGTGTTGGATACTTTGCTCTTGGTAATCTAACAACTGGTGGCAATAATGTGGCTATAGGTAACTCGGCTATGATAGGACATACAACTGGTCATCGCAATATTGCTATTGGTCGTGATGCGATGGGAGATACTGATGCAGGAACAGATTCTGCAAGTTCAAGCGATAATGTATTTATTGGTATGCAGGCTGGTGGAGGAGCTTGGGCAGACACAACGTGTGAATATAACATTGCTATAGGTAGCTATGCTTTAGACGCTCAATTAAACGATGCTGATGCAAATATATGTATGGGTTACAATGCCTTAACAGCTTTAACTAGCGGTGATGCTAATGTCGCTTTTGGTCATCAAGTGGGAACTTCTATAAGTTCAGGTACAAGCAATGTCCTTATAGGTTATCAGGCTGGTACTGATACCGTTGCTCTTTCAACTGGTCAGAATAATATATGTATTGGAACAAACACAAGAACCACTGCTAATGATGGTCAACATCAAATAGTAATAGGTCATAATATATCAGGTACTGGTAATGAAGATTTTGCTTTTGGAAAAGCATCTAATGTTGTTTCAAATGATTTTGATGCAGATGCAGATTGGTCACGCTCTTCAGATGTTAGGTTAAAAAGAAATATACAAGATTTAAATTTAGGTTTAGATTTTATTAATGATTTAAGACCTGTAAGCTTTCAATGGAAGCCAAGTAATGAAGTTCCAAAGGAAATGGCTTCAGAGTATAATAAAGAAAATCAAAAGAATTTAGAATATTTAAATCACGGATTTATTGCTCAGGAAATTAAAGAAGCTATTGATAAACATAATTCTCCAAAATTTGGAGCTTGGCATATTGATAAATCTGATAATGAAACTCAAAGAGTAAAAAAGAATATGTTTATAATGCCTCTTATCAAGGCAGTTCAAGAATTAACTGCTAAGGTAGAAGAATTAGAAACAAAACTTAATAATAAGGAAAGTTAAAGTATGAAAAATTATAAAGCTCTAAAATCAGCTAATAAGATTTCTGTAAAAAAAACAACAGTTACTGTTAAAGAAGCAGTGGATGTTGTTAAATATAAAGATGGTGATACTATACCTAGTGATAAAAAAATAGGTGATGTTAGAATTGAAGCTCAAGATGCAGAAACTAAAGATGTTTATTCAACTATTTCAAAAGTATATGACCCTAATACTGGAGAAGTTAAAGATGATTTAGAAAAAACTGTAGATATTAACATGATTGATACAGAGATTAATGCATTTAAAGCTCAGATATCTAGCTTACAATCTAAACAAGCTGATTTTGAACAACTTAAAAAAGACTTAGAAGCTCTTTAATAAATGCGTAGGAAGTTAAACGAATTTGCCAATACTAGTCGAGCTTTACACACTATTGTAATACTTGGATTCGTGCTAGCGTTTATGGTAAGTATATTTAGCTGTCAAGAATATTATATTGGAAAAAGTCACGAAGAACTGTCTAAAGAAATGTTTGAAGTGGATTCATTAATAAGAACAATACAGTTACAAATGGATTCAGTATCTGTAGATTTCGAAGAATTATATATAAATGCACAAAGAATTAATAACGGTAGTAACTAATGCTTGAGTTTTTATTGGGACTAGCAATAGGGCTAACAATAAGCACGGCAGATACAAAACCTGTACCTTACCAAACTATAACTTATTCTGATAGCGGTAGAGTGGTAAAGGTGTACAATACATCAGCATTTAAATATCGTTATATGCCTAATACGTATGCTATTGGTTGGAATACAAACGATTTTCGCTACTGGGAAACAAAAGATTTTATACAGCCAGTATACACAAAAAGTGTTGTAATTAATAGAAAACCTAAACAAAGACCAAAGCAAAGGACTGAAGATGACAAATAAAGATTGCTCTTGTTGCTGTTGCTGTGGATGCAAGGATGACTAAACCAATAGGACAAGATTCAAGTTTAAACATTTCGCTACCAATGCTATTTCAAGCAGTAGCAGTAATTGGTGCAATGGTGTGGGGTTATGGCGAGTTAAATGGTCGTATATCTTTTCTTGAGTATCAAGTAAAAATAAACGAAGAACATATTGCAGCTATTGAAGAAGATGCAAAAACTAGTCAAAATGCTGAGATACCAGCAGATATAAGACAGAATGAAAAAATTAAAACACTTGAAAAAGAAGTAGAGAGATTAAGAATTGGCAAACGCAATCAGTGAAGATGCTCAGATTCACATTAGTGTTGCTTTTCTTATCAAGGCAATGGTGGGAGTTGCTGTGGTTACTGGCAGTTGGTATCAGGCACAAATGAAATTTGCGGAACACGAAAGAAAGATTGAAGATTTACAAAATAAAGTTACTGTCTTGACTGCTAGTGTAGAAGGAATGGAATCGCAGCACATACAGAAACTTGAAGAAGAAAACAGAACCCTAATGCAAAAGTTAGGATTAAAGAGAAAGTAAGGAAATACAATGGCTAAAAAAGAAAATAAAAAAGAAAATGCCGCAATGTTAAACCTTGATGGCAAAGAGTACGAAATAAACGCAATGAGTGACGACCAAAAAACAATGGTAAATCACATCGCAGATTTAAATAGAAAGATTGAGACATCAACATTTAATCTGCAACAGTTACAATTTGGCAGGCAGGCGTTTATAGATTCTCTTAAAAGCGCTTTATCTGACAAAAATAAATACCCCTACAATCAGGAGGAGAAGTAAATATGGGCATGGGTGCAAAGCATTACAAGAAAGATGGCAAAGAGCATAAAGGCGGTATGCACAAAATGCCTAATGGTCAATTACATTCTGGTAAAACACATTCTAAATCAAGCGTGCGTTTGTACCACTATGGACAGCTTAGTAAAAAAGCACAAGCAACCGCTAAGAAAAGCTGGAAAAAGTAAATGATTGAGACGTATGCAGAGTATGGCGCGGTGGGTGTTATCGTATCATTGTTTGTAATGATGATAGTTAACTTAATGAAAAGCCAAAAAGCGCAAAACGAAGATTTGGATGGCATACGTCAAGCAATAGCTAAAATGGAATCTACCATAGAGAACGTAGAAGGTATTACTATAAAGCTTATTGAAAGATGGAATAAATCAGACGATATCAGCCAAAGGCATAGAGAGGATATCGTGAAAGAACTTAATGATGTTACAGACGACTTAGCGTACCTTAAAGGACGTATTAATGGAAAGGCCAGTTAAAGCTATGATAGATTCGACAAAAGCCGTTTTAAACGGAGCGGTAGGTGTAGGAGTATGGTGGACAAACCTACCTATGATGTTACAAATGGCAGTGTCAGTTGCAACTTTAGTGTATTTAATAATTAAAATAAAAAACGAAATAAGGAGCTAATATGCTACAAAAAATGGTAATGGAATATCTTTTTAACGAAGATAACAAACAAAAAGTTATTGACGAGCTTAACAAGAATGTAAACATTCCTATTATAAACGAAGACACAGAAGAGAAGATTATCTCTGCTATATACGAAGTTTTTGAAGACGTAATGGGAAAAGTCTTAAACAAGTAATGCCTAGATTTAGCAGTAAAAGTAAATCAAAATTAGACACTTGCGATAAAAGGTTGGTAAAACTTTTTAAGGAGGTAGTAAAGAAATATGATTGCACGATTATTGAAGGCTATAGGGGCAAAGAACGTCAAAACGAAGCTTACCGTAAAGGCAATAGTAAAGTTAAGTATCCTAATGGTAAGCACAATCAGAATCCGAGTATTGCTGTGGATGTTGCGCCGTACCCGATAGACTGGACAGATAGAGATAGGTTTCACTATTTTGGTGGATATGTGTTAGGCATTGCAAGTCAAATGGGTTTGAACATTAGATGGGGCGGAGACTGGGACCAAGACACACAAACCAAAGACAATCGCTTTGATGACCTTGTACACTTTGAGATTAAGGACTAATGCCTAAACAATTCAAAACGTATACACGCTTTGATGGTGGTCTGAACACTAAGACCAACGCTCGTTCTATACAAGACAATGAATTAGCACAGGCTAACAATGTTATTATAGACGAGTTTGGTATGGTTAAATCTAGCGGTAAGGCTATTGATAACGACACTAACTATACTGACCCTAGCCTTGGTGGCGCACAACAAGCTGGTTATGGTTTGTTTCAAGCGGTAATGGACTTTGATTTAAGTAACAACAATAGACCTACGGTTATGACATTTCTTGCCGACCCAAGCTCATCTACAAGAATAGACATATCAGAAGAAACAGACGTGCCTTTTGTTCAGTGCGGTTCTTTTAGCACTACATACTTGGCAGGTAGCACACAACTTGATATGGGGGCGTTGTCAGTAGTAAGCGGAACGTCAAATGGACAGATTGTTTACGACATAGCAGATGGTGTTGTACGTATAGCAGACGCTGCTTTTGGTTCTACAAACTCTGTAAAGTCTTTTCAATTTGTAAAGCGCAAGTTATGGTTTGATAGCAGTGGAACTCAGTTAGATGTGCTAGGAAGCGCGCAAACAATATCGGATTATGTGGCAACAGACTCTGGACTATACAGGCCCTTTGAGCAGCACTTTGTTGTAGAATCCAGTATGGCCGGATTCCCAACAAATGGTGGACTGGTAATGACAGGTCCAATTACTCAAAGTGGTACACTAAGTAGTTCCTCTACTGTTGACGCTAATCCTGGAGCTGGTATAGGTTCTGCACATGAAACAGCTTTAGATACTGGTGGCTTTATACTTGTTAATCTTGAGGATGAAACAGAACACCCTATTACAAGCGCTAATAGTAGCGGAGTATTAACTGTAAGCTCTGCCGTTAGCACTAGCGCAGGCTCTAATAATTACATAGTTGCCCCTGACCCTGGTCACGGTTTCAATATAGAGGTAACGCAACCCGGTGCAGGGACAATGACTGCGGGAACGTATGAGTTTGCACAAACGTTTATCTACGATGATAGGCAAGAGTCATTGCCGTCAGAAATGAAAGGCACTATTACTATAGGTTCTAGTAAGTATATACAAATTAAAGTTATAGCAGTACACCCTTACAATAGTAGAATAAGTGGTGGTAGGTTGTATATGAGAGACTCTACGGTAAAAGGCGAATATGAGTTAATTGGTGACATTGACCTTTCTAAAGGGTGTCGTTCTAGCTTAGAAGGCGGATTTACAGGCTGGGCCTTAGCGCATACTGACGACGCAGAAACGATTACGTGTACTATAAACTTAGCAGCGAACAATGTAGACACCTTTGAAACATTAAATGGATATCCCTCTTCGGTTCAGTACAATCACGTAGGAGATGTAGGCGGTGGATATAAGACAAGTGCTATAAGTAATAGGAGAAAGTTCATAGCAAACGTAAAGGTAGATGATTTTACCGGTAGTTTAGTACATCAACCCGATAGATTAAGATATAGTGAGATAAATAAATTTGATACGTTTATACCGAATAGCTTTATAGACATTGGTGTAAATGATGGAGAAGAGTTTGTAAAGTTAGAAGCATATGCAGACCGACTTCTCGCATACAAGAATAGAACGTTATACATAATAAATATAGGTGGCGGTGCTGACACGCAATGGTTCTTAGAAAGCTCTCATCAAAATATGGGTGTAGAGTTTCATGCAGCTACAACTAAAACGCCGTTTGGAGTATGCTGGGTAAATAAAAATGGTTTATATATATATGATGGCAGTAGGATTACAAACTTGCAGACTAAAATTATAGAATCTGAATGGGAGTCTTTTGTCAATTCAGATACCATGATAGGCTACGAGCCAACACATAAGCATTTAGTAATAATTAGAGACGCTAATGATGAGTCCGCTGATAATGGTGACGCATACGTATATAGCTTCATTACAAAGTCATTCACATTTATTGAAGATTTAGTTGCGGACAATGTAAAGAGTAATCCAATTACGGACATATTTAATAAAATGACAATGGCAGTAAGCACAAATGAGATAATATCTTACGACGGAGAACCCGACCAAGGAACAACTTTTGATATTAAGTTAAAAGATGACGACTTTGGATTACCTGGAGTGGTAAAAAAGATTTATGGCGTAAGCGTAGAATATGCAAGCGATAATGCAAATACTAACGGTTTAAAATACTTTCATACAGATAGCTCAGGGGTTAAGCAATCGGTTGTAAATGGGGGCACATTAGCAGATACAGAAGAAGATTTAGACGTAAATAATATTACTTTTAGCAGCCCACTATCCGTATCTTCTTTTCAGGTACAACTTGATTTAGATGGTGATAGTATA